GCTTATGAAGACGTTAATAATGAGGATGCAATAAAGTTTAAAAAGAATTTAAATACAATTATGACAAAAATTTCCGCTGATAATACAAATAAGCTTAAGGACCTTGAGAAATATGAATATTTTTTGGATAAAATTAATATTGAGTATATTTTTGATACAATACACACTAAAATGACTGATCCAATAAATTCTCAGGAACAATCTTATGGTTATTATGGTCGATCAAGTTCTAGTTTGATCAATACAAGTGAAAATAGGAAGAAAATAATAAGTGATAATTTGAAATATGTATATCCGAATAAAACTAATGTTGAATTATTAGATGATAATGAAGAGAATAATGTAATATTATTTAACAATGTTTTATATATTGTTAAAAAAATATATTTATTAGATACTACAATTATTAAGGCTGACGATGATAAAGATATATCCAAACTATTCTATATTAAAAATCTTACATTAGAAAAAAACAATCCATTCAAGATATCTACATATACTGAAAGTACGAGTAAAGGATCCGAGGACAAAGTATACAATGTAACTATAAGATTTACAGCTGACATTAAATATATTAATGATAATCCTTTATTAAAAATAAATTATGTAATAGATGATTTAGAAACGTTAGATAAAGATAGCTCTCTAAAAACAATCGACTTTGTTGCAAAGAATTTTAATAGCAACGAAAAATTTGCAAACTATAATTCAATTTATATTTATGATAAAATAGATTATAAATCTATTGAGTCCAAAATAGATAGTATTTTCAATACTATAAAAGTGCAAAAAATTATAAAAAATAAAGAAGAAATATTTTTTAATGAAACCGCGCTAAATGAGATTAATCAATCCTTGCCTGAACTAAATAAGAAAGTAAAAGATGATGAATCCAAACATATTTTTCCAAATATTGTATATTTTTTAAAAGAAATAATGAAGTTATATAATGGTAAAGAGATTACGCATAATAATAACAAATACTTTGTTTACGATACATTAATAGAATATACTTCTAAAGCACAAGATACTTCTAAAGCACAAGATACTTCTAAAGCACAAGATACATCTGGTGTAAGATATTATAGTATTTCTCAAAATAAAGTAATCACTCATAATAATTTAAAGACTACAAAAATTGATACTACTTTTAAAAAAAAAAGAGACACACTAAATATTAGTGATGATCTTATTATACCAGTCAGTTCAAGATATAAGTTTGGTATTTACAAAATTGCACAAAAAGATTTGCGTATTAAGAATATAAATACATATTATATTTTTTTAGTTTTATTATGTTATAAGGCGGATGAATCTGGTAAAAAACCCGATCTGCAAAAACGATTGGTAAATGAAATATGTTTAGAAAGAGCTACAATTTTAGACAAAGCTTTTTATACCTTATTTTATAACAAATTTAACATACCTGAAATGTTTCTATATAATAAACTTATAAACTTAAGAAAACCAAAACCAGGTGTAACTATTAAAAATAAAGATGGACTTACAAGTAAAGATGGATTAACAACTAAAGATGGACTTACAACTAAAGATGGACTTACAACTAAAGATAGATTAACAAGTAAAGAAATGAATGTAAAACAAGCTATAAAAGGTGGAAAAAAAAATTATACGCATAAACTGAAACTAAGAAACTAAGAAATTTATTATTATATATTTTAGAAATATATAATAATAAAATAATAAAATATCGCATTATTATATTATGGCTAAAATTGGTTTCATTAAAACTATTAAGAAGAGCGTATCTTTAAATAAATTATCTAATTCACTTATATTTATTTTATTACTATTTGTAGTAATAGTTATATTTTTCTTAATGTTTAATAAATCCATAGAAAATTTTACTTGTGCTAAAGATGGTTATACTTTAGAAGTAATACATTGGACGAGAGAAGATGCTCCAAATGAATATGCTATGTACAGTCTTATTAATTGGCCAAAATTTGTTAGAGAAAATTATCTTTTTGAGAATATAATTATAGAAGATCGTGATTACGCGCTTGCTAATCAATATGTTGATAAAACAGAAAATACACAGCTCAAAGATATTGATTTTACTAATAAAAACATTTTTCCTATGGTTACATATTTTGTACAAAATAAGGCAACAAATAAGCGGAAATATTTTTTCCATATGAATGGACAAATGTTATCACAACAAAACGAGAACCCATATGTATGGACTACGTTAGTTTATAATGCTGTGCGAAAAATGAATTATTCGAGTTTGTTTACAACTGCCGACAAGTGTACTGCATAATATATAAAATATTATTAATACTTATTAACACTTATTAACTATTTAAAATGTAAAATGTAAAATATAAAATTTTTAAATTTTACTTATATATATGGCTAAGGCAAGATTTTTAAATAATATTAAAAATAATATATCTCTCAATAAATGTTCCACTCTACTTATATTTATATGTTTGTTACTTATATTTAGTATTATATTATTCTTCATATTAACTAAACATAAGAATTATACTATAGAAAATTATACTACTGCTAATAATACCAGCGGAATAATAGTGGAAATCATCCTATGGTCTACAGATGAAGAGCCTAATAGTCCACAAAAACAGCAGTTCATTTCATTTGATTGGGATCGCATTGTTCGAGAGCATTATAAAATTTATCCCAATGTTCATTTTCATAATCAAGATTATTCGGGTTTTGATAAATATATGGATAAAAATAGAAATACTCAATATAGAGATATTGATTTTACAAATAAAGCATATTATCCGCTTATTTCTATGTTTGTAGTTAATACTAATAACAACACGAGAGATTTTGCTGCTATTGTAACAGGAGAAAGGTTAACATATGAAAATACAATGCTTATGCTTAATACAACAATACGTAATAACTATAGTAGCTTATTTACAAATACAGAACTTTAAATCTCTTTTTATATTGTTATCATATATATTATTATAGATGCTTAAAAATATTATAAGTGTTAAAAAATATTATAAATGTTAAAAATATTTATTATATTTATAATATTTATATGGTTAAAGCAGGATTTCTAAAAACTATTAGAAAGAATATATATTTTAATAAATCATTACTACTTTTACTGTTATTAATACTAATAATTATATTATTCTTCATATTCAATAAATCTATAGAAAATTTAGAAGGAATACAAAGAGGACCACAATCGATGGAAGCTTTTATATGGGTTATCGGTACAGAGACACCAACAAAGGATGCTAACTTAATTTATAAAGTATGGCCGGATTTTAAAGAGGCCAATAGAGATGATGATAGTCTTATTTTTGAAAGGCATCAACATTTGGGGCTTATAGACTATATTAAAGAATCATATCCAGAATATGAATTTACAACTGATGATATAACTTTTTTTAGAAGTCCTGAAACATTTCCTGTAATTACATTTAACTTACGAGACGATAAAACAGGTGCTCCTATGAAAAATGATATGATTCTTATTGCTGGGGCTCATAATACCCCATCTGACGTAATAAATAGGAGCTTTATTGATTATAAAAATAAATATTATTCACAATTGTATACAAACGGCGGAGCAAATACAAGAAGGTCGTCAACACAACCTGATAAACCACCTAAAGAAGATCAGATAAAGCCCGCAAGTTAATATATATAGTTTTTTTGCAATTTTTTATATTTTTAATATATATATATATAAAATGGCTAAAGCAGAGTTTCTAAGAACTATTAAAAAGAATATACCTTTTGTAAATTTATCTACTACATTTATATTTTTAGCAATATTATTTATGTTGAGTATAGTACTATTCTTCGTATTTGACAAACATATTATAGAAAATCTTGCTGGTAATGGAGGTAGAGCAAGAACAAGTAATTCAACAACAAATACCGCAACTACTACACCAACTACATCAACTACTACATCAACATAAAAATAATATAATTTATTTTGTAAGTTTTGCAAAAATATATATAAAGTTTATATAAAGTTCATTTAATATAGAAATAATATAATAAAATATAATAAAATATAATAAAATATAATAAAATATAATAAAATATTTTGTATTTATATAAAATGGCTAAAGCAGAATTTCTAAGAACTATTAAAAAGAATATACCCTTCGTAAATTTATCAACCACATTTATATTTTTAGCAATAATATTTTTAATAAGTATTATATCATTCTTTATATTTAATAAACATATTGTAGAAAATTTGGCTATGCCCGACAGTAAAGACATTAAAAAACAAACCAAGCCCGAAACTTTTGATATGCAAAAACCCATAACTGAAATGATGCCTATTAAAAAACCCAAAACTGAACCATTCAAACCCAATCCTAAGATAACACAATAATAAGCTAATAACTTTATGAAAAATTATCTCTCATTTGCTATTTGCTATTTGCTATTATTTCTCATTTAAATACAAAATGAAAAATAATTGATAAAAAAAATTGAAATAGACTATTATTTAGTTATTGAAGTTTTATTCTGCTAATATGCTTACTATGTTAAATGAGTTAATATTGGTTAAAGTTGTATCAAGACCATCTAAAGTATGTAAAACTCCATATGTTGCTGATATAGAGCTTAACGATGGAACCATTGTTCAAGCTCATTGTGCTTCATTGGGTTGCTGCGGTCTATGTGAAAAAGATTGCTATGTTTATGCTTCGCCTATAAAATCTAATTGTCCTCAATCCAAGTCCAAAGTTTGTTCTTATAAAATTTATTTGGCGAGCTTTAGCGAAGAAAAGGTGATTAATGGTATAATGGTTATGAATAAACAATTGATTGGAATTGACCCAAAATTAGCCGAGACGTTGGTAGAAAATGCCTTAATTAAAAATCATCTGAAAACTTTGACTAATATTAAAAGTTATAAGCGCGAAGTTAAACTTCTCAACTCGCGCTTTGATTTTGTAGGAGTAGATGAGAACGGCAAAGATTTCGTATTGGAAGTTAAAAATGTTCCTTTAGCAGATTATGCCGACGTATGTAGCAGTGATCGCAAAAAAATGATCAAGAATGGGGACTTTGATAATATTGCTATTAGTCAAAAAATTGCCTATTTTCCTGACGGCTATAGGAAAAAAAAAGGCGATGTTGTAAGTGAACGTGCCTTAAAACATATTAACGAATTAGCAGAAATTAGTCATTCAAAAATTATTAGACCTATTATTTGTTTTGTTGTTCAACGCACCGACGTTTGCAGTTTTCAAGCGTCATTATTAGACCCTATATATAAAGCTGCATTCAATGAAGCTATTAAGCATGGTGTTGAAGTTATTGTCTTGGTTGTTTCATGGAATGCTAACGGGGAAGCAAGTTTTGTAAATTGCGATTTGCCTATTAACTATTAATCAATTTTTAGATACACTAATTTACCGTTTTCTAATTTAATAGCTATATTGAGTGTCATTTTATTTAGTTTAACCATATTAATAATTTCCTTCAAACTGTCTTTAGCGCCTTTGCTTTGAAATGACATATTAATATCAGAACACCAATTATATCCTTTAGTTCCATTTTCATTGGTTAATTTAAAATTATGTGCGGTAGTTTGTAAAATTAGTTGAGTTGGCATTGTTTTCCAAATATCAATTAATATACGTCTATATGTTGTTGACGTAGAAACAGTATCTGTTTGTGATTCAACAAGACATTCTTCAATCTTAGAGCCGCTAATATCTGACATATTTAGTTCGTTTTCTGTAAGATATTTCTTTTTAGGTGTAAGTACAAGATTTCCATTAATAATTTCTTGAATATAATTCTCAATATTATTAATAATAATTTGTTCTGTCATTTTAGCTTGTTTGGGTCTTAATCTTAATAAAATATTTAACTATCTTATTTATATCAATTTTATTCTTATAAATAAGATTATTATTATTTGCTTAGTAAAAAAATAAATGGTACTGCACATACCATTGCTAATAGAGGAATAGCAAACATACTACCAGAACTGCTTTCTTGTTTCATCTCTATAGTTGGTGTTTGTTCTTCTTCTGCTTCTTCTTCTCCTTCTTCTTCTTCTCTTTGTTCTCGGTCTGGTCTTTGTACTACTACTTCATCGTGTGTTGGCGCTGGTGCTGGTGCTGGTGCTGGTGCTGGTGCTGGTGCTGGTGCTGGTGCTGGTGCTGGTGCTGGTGCTGGTGCTTCTGCACTTTGTGCTGATGCTGGTGCTTCTGCACTTTGTGCTGATGCTGGTGCTTGTCCTTCTGTATTTTGTGCTTGATCTTGTGTCTGTACTTGATCTTGTGTTGATGCTTGTTCTTCATCTTGTGTTTCATGTTCTTGGTGTTCTAAAAGTCTCTCAAACTCTTTCAGTAAATTAGGTTCTTTTTTTTCTGTTCGTGTGCTAAAATCTGTAACAAGAATAAATGTTATATTAAAAACGTTACAATTTTCTCTAAGACTATGTTCCTTATTATCATCAAACAAGAATATTTTAAAGTTGCTTATTTGTAATTTATTTAATTCATTATAATCATTCATTTTCTGTAAACTTGCCGCATATATGGCATATGGTTTTAAACCTTTTGTATGAATAGTTTGACCATTTAAATCTAATTCGTCCATTTCCTTACCTTTAAATAATGCTCTAAATAATGCTTTGGCGTTTTCATAGACTGTTTTAATAATTTTTGAGTTCATAAAATAAAAATATTGTGAGTTATTAAAAATTTCGTGATCTTTAGTATTAAAATATGTATTAACAAAATCTTCTTGTGTGTATTTATTTGCTGTTACAATCCAAATATAGTTCTCGCTTTCAATAACCTTTTTCATTTTTACTATAATAGCTGTTCTAAACGCTACAGAATCTGGATCTGTGGGAAATATTAATGTCCTTCTATTAGCTTTACATAATGTATCATCAATATCAAAAGCATATATATATTTTGTTACTTTAACAAAAGGAGAAGCAGGTTGTGTTTCTTCTAATGTTATTGATACAGGATAATGGTCTGATGCTGGAAATAAAGTTTCTGCTGCTTCTGGTATATAATTGGATTTGATTATAGTTAAAGAATCATTAACTAAAATATAATCTCCATAAGAGTGTTGTTTGTGATATTTTTCTTCCTTACAACATGTAAGAGGAGGTGGTACATCTGTTTTTACTACGAAGCCTTTTAATTCGTCTATATTTGAATCATTGAATGGCTTTAACTCTCTCCAATAATTTAATCTTTTATCATTAAAATCACCAGCAACAATTACATTATATTTATCACAAAACCAATTAATTGGATAATAATTTTTCTTTTTATTTGCATCCCTAAAATAAACATCGCTAATTGTTATAAAATTATAATAGTTTTCTGATAATTGCTTTTGTAAGTCATTACGATCTACATTATGCGCATTATGTAAATTAATGAATATGTAAGGCTCTTTACTTCTTTTGTTTTGTAAATATATAATATGATAAGGACGTCCTTTTTTATCGTCTTTTGAAAAAGTTCCAATATTAACAGCAATAGCAATATATTTTTCTTTATTATAAAATGTAACTAAGTTAGAAGAGCCTATTGTATGGTGAACACAGCCCATTTTTAGTAATCTATTAGAGGCTTTACGAATTTCATCCCATTTTGCGGCTTCTTGTATAGCAATAAAATCATATTCAATAGTAGTATCATCTATTAACCTTATAACATTATTTGCACACACATTTAATCCATTTTTATCAGCTGGTTCTGATTCTGATTCTAAACAAGTTTTTCCTAACTGATTTGCTGTACCTTTTTCTGCATCACCTATCATAGCCTGCCAACATATATTCCAACTTAGAACATTTATTGTATTATTTCCTCCAAATTGTTCTAACTTTGTAATATTTTTATTTCTATTTTTTAAAGTATTTTTATTTTTTAAAGTATTTTTTTTACTTATTTTACTCATTCATAACATATATATTTGTTATATATAAAATTATTAAAATTTAACATATAATGAATATACAGTTTTGCTATTAAAAATAATAATAATATTAAGAAAAAAATATTGTTACAAATAAATAGTTTTTACTAATTATTTAAATTTATGGAGCTTGCTTTAGACGTTCACAAATTTTATTATAAATTACAAGGTCTTCACCGCTTGCTATTTCAATAGTTTGAAAGCTATTTATATAAGTATTAATGACTTCTTTAAATTTTGTTATTTCAATACCTCCTCTGATATAACTATGAACTAATACTTGAGGTTTTGGTTTTGGTTCATCAGATGTTGGTTTTGGTTCGTCTGGTTTTGGTGTTGGTGGTGGTTCATCTGGTTTTGGTTCGTCTGGTGTTGGTTCCTCTGGTGTTGGTTTTGGTTCCTCTGGTTTTGGTGTTGGTTCATCTGGTGTTGGTTTTGGTGGTGGTTCATCTGGTTTTGGTTCGTCTGGTGTTGGTTTTGGTTCCTCTGGTGTTGGTTTTGGTTCCTCTGGTGTTGGTTTTGGTTCCTCTGGTTTTGGTTCCTCTGGTGTTGGTTCCTCTGGTGTTGGTTTTGGTTCCTCTGGTGTTGGTTTTGGTTCCTCTGGTTTTGGTTCCTCTGGTGTTGGTTTTGGTTCATCTGGTTTTGGTGTTGGTTCATCTGGTGTTGGTTTTGGTTCATCTGGTTTTGGTGTTGGTTCATCTGGTGTTGGTTTTGGTTCATCTGGTGTTGGTGTTGGTTCATCTGGTTTTGGTTCTGGTTTTGATTTTGGTTTTGGACGATATTTTTCAGGAACCAGTCCTAAGAAATATTCCCAATTTTTGTGTGCTTTTTTCAAATGAATTTCTCTAATTAGGCGAGTTAAATTAATAGGTAAATCAGTTGAATTCCATTGATTTTTGTTTTCTTGAACTTTAATAATTGTATCAAGACTATTACATTGACTTGATATAGGATTGTAATGTAATTCAGTTCTTGTATGAACTAAATTATGTCTAATATTGGCATTTCCTCGTGAAGAGTTATCATTATAATCAGGCAGTTTAAATTTTCCAATCAATTGTCCATTTCTAATTGTAGAAATTTGTTTTAAGTATGGTTCTGTATTTTGGTTGTCAGAATTACTTCTAATAACATCATCGTGGCTACAATATTTTTCGGGAGCTTCATTTAAGTATCTATAATTTGTACTGTTCTTGTAATTGTTATCGTCTTCATATGTTGCGTTCGTATCAAACATATAATTATCTCTGCGTTGCCCCGATATTACAATTATTTCTCCTACCTTATTCCATTCTGTATTAGATACTTTTTCTATAACTTCTGGAGTCTTTTTATATCCTTTTGCGTGCGCTTTAATTTCATAATGTGCTTGTCGTTCTTTATCATAATAAGTAAATCTATATTTATTAGATTCTGGATTAATATAACATTCAATAACAACCTTAGTTATACCCAAATAATAGTCGTTATCATTACCATCAAAATAATTATATTTATACAATTTTTTGCTATTTTCTGGTTCTTTATAATTTGTATAAAACATTTCAATATTTGATTTTCCAAATACAGTACCAATAAAATCATTAAAATTACTAATTTTATCATCATCTTCATTTGTTTCTTTGGGAATTTTAGGAATAAGCTTAAAGTTACTATCAATACACTCAGTTAATTCATTATTAGTTAAAAACTTAATAATGGTTCCTGTAGTATTTAAGTAGTTAGTGAACCAAGTTATCTCTTCATTTGTCATAATAGTAATATCAATCATATTTGTATATCTACCGTATGTATACATTTGTTCCCATGGAACAAATGCCTTTACATGTGTGGTTCCATCAAAACTATAGACTTCAACAGTAGTTTTATTTGATGCAATCATCAACGCAATTTTCCCACCTACACCAGCAATACCACTGCTATGATCATATCTATGATTTTCTCTATGCATTGAAAACATATTTTTTATGTTTTCCATTGAAATACCATTACCATTATCAATAATTAATGTATACTTTTTTAAAACTTTGAAATCTATTTTTCTTGCTTTGGCATCAATGGAATTTGCTACAAGTTCTAATAAACTCTTATGACAATTAAATCCCTTTGTGTTTAAACCATTAAGATAACCAAGTTCATCAATATTACCTGCTTTCATAGTTCTCTTGATTTGAAATAATTAAAATTTTTAAATAGTTTTCAATTTTAAAAATATATTAAAAATATTTAAAAAAATTACTTGTTAATATAATAAATATAATAATATTGTGAAATAAAAATGTATAATCTTTTATTATTAGCTCTGACTCATAGATTGCCTCCGCTAAATAATGTTTATAAGGGATCATTTTATATTCCATTTATAGGTAATCAAAATATAGAATTTGAGAGATTAAAAGTAAATACTTCACAAGTTAGGTTACATGGACTCATAAATTGTAACGGTTATATTTATAATAATGCTATTAATGATAATATTAATGATAATAATAATAATGATAATATTAATAATATTAATAATATTAACAATGCTATTAATAAACCCAAAGATGAAACTGCTATGAATTATGAGTTAGATAATTTGCTTAAAAGTATTATTCACAAGTATACATGTACAATCGAGGCTCCATATTATAATGCTTGTAATGATACAATTTTATTTGTATTAAAAATAAAACTACTTGGCTTAATAAAAACCATTAAATTGTTTAATACTAAGTAATAAAATTCGCTATTTTATTATAATTATTATAATAACTATGAACTATTATGTGTGCAATTATTGGAGCAACATACCATAACTCACCAAAAATGCTATTTAGTTTACTATCCAAATTTGCATTTAAAAAAGGTATAGCAATTAAGCTTGTTCCGATTCCTATAAAAAATTGTGGCATGACTCTCAATTTCCGTTTATAAATTGTAAAATAATGTCTTGGAGTATGATATAGCGTCAAATAACATTTACTTAGTAGAGGATATTTAAGCCAAGCTAAGTGAAATAGCGAACTAAACGAATATTTATAAAAGTTATTCTTTATATTAAAGTCATCAGCAATATGATAAATAGAAAAAAAAATTAATAGCATTTTTCGTTGAATAAGCGAACAATTATATATACATAAGCCAGTTAAAAAATTACTTGCTAATGTCGCATATGGGCTAACTATTAAACTTGTTGAACCGTGGCCAAATGTTGGAATTAATAGCGGGTATTTTATTAACATTATTATTAGTAATATTATATTATTAATAATAGTATTGTACATAATTTATTCTAAGAGTTTTTTAAAAATTTTAAAAATATTCTAATATTAAACATCTTCAATCAAATATTAATTTATGAAATCTTTCAATAACATATCCTTCTATCGGACTTATATTTGTTTCTAATATTTTAATAATATTTAAGTAAAATTCTTTTGGTCTTTGTAAGATTCTTTTTCTTGATACTATAAATTGAGCACCCGCACCAAATAAAAAATTAATATTATCTTTTTTTTCACCAAATATTTTTTCGTATGTTTCTATTAATGGTAATCCTGGATGATGTATACATCCTTTTATATTACAACATATAATCCATTCACTTAAAAATTCAAAATCAATATTTAACTCTTTATTATTAATATAATTATTTAAATTAGATATTATATTTGGTGAATGGTCAAATGGATTTCCTTGTAAAAAAATTGTATATTCTGCTAAATTATTATAATTATCAAAAATATGTTTATAATATGTATGGGACTCTCTACCTACATTATTTAAAAAAATTTGTTTATAACTATTTTCCAATGGAAGTCCTTTATTATAAATAATTACGTTTGAAAATTGTTTTGTCCATTCTATATTTTCGTTATATCTTGCTACTACAATACAAATGTTCATTGAATTTAAATATATATACTTTAACTATATATACTTTAACTATTTATAATTTAATTATTTATAATTTAATTATTTATAATTTAATTAATATCGCATCATTCTCCGCAAGAAATTTAGCAACCAATTCGTCAGGCAATTCTCTAAAATCTACTAATTTTTTATTAAGTTCGTATTTTTCATAAGCATTTTCCTTTTTAAGTGCTTCTAAAAACAATTCATTGTTTTCATAATACTTTTCGCACGTCTTTGGACCGCATTTCTTAAAAATGGGATTAATATTGTCGGATTTATCACCTAATACAATTTTATAAAACAGATTTTTTTGCGGTTCGCTAAATACTTTGCTGCCTTCTTTCAAAGATTTGTTTTGAAAATTTACAATTTCGGTATGCTCATCTAAAAGTTGTAAATAATCGTGGTCGTTTGCTATAATATATATTTGTGCAGTTGGATACTTATTGCGAATATAATTCTTAGTAAGTGCAATAATATCATCAGCTTCCAAATTAGGAAACTGGACTACGCTATTTACACCGGCCTCATATAAAAGTTTATTGGCATCTTGATAAATATGCTTGAAAAATGGTCCTCCACCAAATTCGTCGCCTTTGTCACGTGTACCTTTATAATCCGAATACAGTGTATTCCTCCAAATGTCTTTACGAGGACAATCACGCGCTGCAATTATTGTTGCCGTTTTTTTATGTATTTTTTGCTTTTTTTTAAAGCCGTCTAACGATTCGCTAAATGTTTTCATAAACTTTTCTACAAACTCTTCATTTTCGTATGGATTTGTTAAAGGTGTTTCTGGATTTGAATGACCCCACCACTGCATAATGGCGAAATATCTATAAAATATCCAATAACTCGTATCTACTAATACAAAAATCTTTGATTCTTGTGCTTGCTCCTTCTTTACTTCCTTAGCCATAATATATATAATTATAATGAAGTATTTATATTGTTGATGTATATTATCAATTTTTTTTATATATTTTAATTTCATTAAGTTCATTATTAAAATTGAAAGCAACTTATATAATTTTTTTACAATTATTTTAACAGCTATTAATCTTAATAAAATAGCTATTAAGATTAATTAAGATTAATTAAGATTAATTAAGATTAATTAATGGCTACAAATAATACAATTAAAAGCGGAATTCTTATTGCTTGTAATGTTATTAATGTTATTTATCACGTACCACAAATTATAAAAACGTATCGTACAAAATCGGTTTCAGATTTTGACTCCTATTATTTGTTCTTGGGTAATCTTCATAGTTTATGTTGGGTCGTCTATAGTATTGTCGATAATAATTATTTAATGATATTTAATAGTTGCGTTACAATGTTTTCGATTTCTTTTGTTAGTTATTATAAAGTACATTCTTATATTAGTGATTATTATAAGAAAAAACAATTAGCTAATGTATCTACTATTAATAGTGATAAGGAAATCTATATTATTACTGTTACTAGTAATAATGCAATAAATAATTAGTAGCTTATATATTTAAAAATTGAATTTTTATTACAAAAATTACTATATTAATAAATATTATTAAATACTAATAAATATGACAGCAAAGCACGATTTAGGACAATATTATACAACACATATTGAACTTAAAGAAAAAGTGTTTGAATTTATATTAAATAGTCCTTCTAATATATTAGAACCCTCAATTGGACGTGGAGACTTAATAACATTTATTAATAATAGGCTACCTGATATAACATTTGATATGTATGAAATAGATAATAATATCAACTTGTTAGATAATATAGAAAAAACTAATGTTGTTTATGGAGATTTTATGACACAACATTTTACAAAAACATATAAAACTATAATAGGAAATCCTCCTTATGTTAGAACTAAAAAGGGGAATTTATATATTGATTTTACAGAAAAATGTTATAATTTACTTGACATTAATGGCGAGTTAATATTTATTGTTCCGTCTGATTTTCTAAAATTAACAAGTGCTTCAAAATTATTAAATAGTATGATGACACAAGGAACATTTACTCATATTTATCACCCGCATAATGAAAAAATGTTTGCAAATGCGTCTATTGATGTTATTATATTTAGATATTGTAAAAATAGTTCAATTGAGAAAAAAGTGTTATATAATGATAAGCTATTATATATTACAAATAGCAATGGATTAATTACTTTTGATGAAAAACTAAATAGTAATAGTGTTTTGTTTCAAGACTATTTCGATATTTATGTTGGTCTTGTTAGTGGAAAAGAAGAAGTTTATAAAAATGAAGAACTCGGCAATATTGAACTATTAAATGGACATAATAAAGTTGAAAAATATATTTATATTGAAAATTATCCCTGTAAAGATGCAAAAATTAATGAATATTTATTACAGCACAAAAATGAGCTTATTACGCGAGGAATACGAAAATTTACTGAAAAGAATTGGTTTGAATGGGGAGCACCAAGAAATATTGATGCTATAAATAGTAATAAAACTAAAGATTGTATTTACATTTACAATTTAACGCGAAAATCTGATGTCTCATTTTTAGGTAAAGTTAGTTATTTTGGTGGTGGATTAATAATGCTTAAACCAAAAAAAATGTGCGATTTAAATAAGATTGTAGCATATATAAATAGTAATACTTTCAAAGCTAATTTTATGTTTTCTGGAAGATTTAAAATAGGCCATAGACAAATATGTAATTCATATATTCCAAATGACT